TTACACATTAAGCGTGTATTTCGCCTCTTCGCCCTTCAGTTGCTTGTAGGTAGCAACCAGGTTGTTGTGGTAGATATGGACGTTCCCTAAGAAGATAGTAATACTCTTCAATGGTACATCTATCTGCCTACTGATCAAATAAAGATGGTATATATCACTTGGAAGTCCTAGACTGGCATCACTACTGCGTTGGTAGGCGCTTACCACCAGCTTACCGCTATCTATCTGGAATTGTATCAAGGATAGGCAGGGCTGTTGGTTCGTCTCTACGTTAGTTGCTCCCAAAAACAGCACATAGTTCTTACTACTGCGCTTTTCGGCGTTAATCTTAGCAATTAGTGGTGGAAGCTTCTTAAAGTAGGTAGGATAGGAGTTAATGAGTATAGGGCCGCAATAATCCCACCATGTAACACCTACTTGACGATATACTTCCGTTAGGCGTTCACCTGCCATGAACAAATCAAGCTCTTGCTTGAGCTTGATTCTGGGCATATTCCTACCCTCAAAAATGTTTAGCAGATCTGCTGGCGTAAGTTGTATCTTTTGGTTTAATAGATAACGATTGCCACCTTTAGCGTTGTTTTGATTCTTTCCTCTTTTTAAAATTTTGGTAAGAATTTGTTCATATTTATTCAATTATGGCCGCATTTAAGTGTGCTACCCATTCTGTGCCGGCAATTGCTCCACCACCATCTATATCATACTTTTGGCTAGTCAAATAAAGCTCACAAGTTTCACCATCACACGAGAACTTAACAGATCTATTTACATACTCTCCTGTGTTGACTTTATAATCCCTAACAGTTACATATTGAGTGTGGAATTGATAAGGAAGCGCAAAACTTACCAAATTGTCTGTATTTGCATCTGGTTTATTAAACTTGGTTTCAATTTCTATAGTATTGGTAACCAAGTTAACTTTGTATTTAACTGAAAAATCAGTTACTCCAATTCCCCCAATAGTAATATCTTCTGAGGCAACTTCTTGCCAGCCACTAAACAAATCTTCTAAAACTGCGGAAGGTTTAATACTGCTCAATAAAACATTTACGCCAATTGCTGTCTCATTAAGTGCTCCAATTCGTTCAAAGAAAACAGTACTTGCCGGATCTGCACTTTCTGCATAATCTTGCTGAGGGTAATCAGTAGCATTTACTTCGCTAAAGTTGACATAAAAGTCTGCCACAACTCCTGTAAACGTTCCCCCGGTTAAGTGGTACAATTTACCGGATTTTGCAATTACAGCATCCGTAATTACAAAACTTGTTTCACCTGCAGTAATTAAACCGCCATTAACAAATACTGTAGAACTACCGCACAATTTGGCCAAAATGGTTTCTAATTGTTTAATAGATTCAGAAGTAAAATTCAAGTACTCTCTGGTGATTCTAAAACCCTCTTCAGTTATGTTAATTAGTGCTTTCATTATGGTATTATTTCAATTTTAAAGGATCTTCCAAGTATTTTCTTGTCCGTAATTTTTGTAGTCATTAGAATTTCATCATAATCCAACCCATCCGGGACGTAAACAATAAAATCAACATCTTCACTCTGTCCCTGCACTGCGTAACTATATACCGGCGTTCCATCGCCTGTGGCATAACTAAAGGCATTTGGTGAGCGATCTAAATAAAAGCTGTAGGCATTTGTGCCTTCATAGTACTCGCCATCATCAATGTATATTCGCCGTAACACCGGATCAAAGTAATCATTGAGCATGCGCTCCAACTTTACTAACTGCCCATTTATTTTGGCATCGTATAGCGTATCTCCTGAAAATTGAATAAATGCATTGTAAACCAATCTAATTGGCTTAAGTATTATATACAACCAATAGATATGCACTGCCCGGCGAATGTCTTGCGACATATTACCGGCAATTAATCTCAACCAGTCTATTGCATAATTAAACATTGATATAATTGATGGTGATGTCCTCTAATTTCATATACCCGGCATTCGGTTTGTAAAACCGAGTGAATTGTAAAAATTCGGTGGAAATGCCTGCTTTAAAGCCTGCATAAGTTAACTCAACGTCCACCACGCCAATTGCCCTTTGTATGTGATCAATAGCTTTGGTTATAACGTAATTGCCATTAAAATCTAACGATCTTAAATAGATTTGTAGAGCATCATAATTGCCATCTGCGTTAGTAGTATCCCCCGGATTGTAAACAGGATAAACACCCGGCAATAATATTAATTCGCCGTTGCTTTTCATTAACGTTGGATCGTAATAAACATCCATTACCAACTTCAATTCATCAGCATCTCTATTCACTATTTCTAACCTGGTGCCAGCATCCTTTACACGTCGCATGTACTCGGTAAATGCATCCATTACGTCTTCATCTTCAATCTTCACTAAATTACCACCATCCAATGTGGCTATTTTTACTCTCACTTTTCTGTCGCCCTCTTCCACTGCACATTGCTTAATCAATTTAGCGGCTTCATCAATTTCGGCATATTCATCATCGTTAATAATTTCATGGCCATACTGAAAAGCCAACGCCTTTTGCTTATACCAATCGGTGCCATGCGGCCTATTCGCTTTAACGATTGCCGTAATTTCCGCTTTAAAAATTGCAAAAAAGCTATGCAAGGTGAAGCTGGCAAATGAGACCACCCAAACCCAAAGCCGCCAATTGGCCACTTTGCTAGCTGAATCAACATCATCTAAAGATTGTATCTCTGAATCTGTCAATACTTCCAAAGCGTCAAATTCAGCAACTTGTGCTTTAGCTTCTAAAATTTCGGTTTGGATCTCGTTAAAAGTTGGCATTAGGCAGTGATTATATATACAATTAAACTAGCTATAAAAATGGCAAACTTGATAATGGCCATTGCAATCTCCGGACGCGGCAACCTTTGAAAAAAACTATCAATTGTCGCTGTTTTCCCAACATAGAAAAATGGTTTTTCGAGTGCAATTTTATTCAGCAATCCATCAAATACTATCCAAAAGAAAGCCATATACATTACCACATAAACCAAAGCATTACCAATGGATGGATGCATCACTATTGCAGGGAAAACACTTGCGAAAAAAGCAAACTGCACCGCTCCTTGCCATGCATGCCACTTTTTATTGGCTTGTTTTGCCTTACCTCTAAGTATTGCCTGGTCGTATATATCCAGCGTTTTAAATCTACTGGTGCTAATCAGCATTTTTAAACGCGTTTCTTCAAATTGCCATTTATTCCTGAAGGCGAACGATACAGTAAAAAGTACTACCGTTAAAGCTACGAGTATATGTATCATCGGTTAGATCTTGTAACGAGTAAATAAACCATCAACCCCATAATTGCCAAAGTAAGTGGCAACACCCAACCCGGATGGATCCAGTTAGGTTTGTTTTCCCAGCAGAAAACACCTCTTGAATTGTAATCACAAGTCACTTGAAATACAAGCAAATTCACAACCAAAAAGGCAGCAAACGATAGGACAAAAATCACCAGTCCTTTTATTACCGGCTTATTTGTCCAAAACATATTAACTTTTTTATTTCTCATTTAATTTAGATTTAAACGCTATAAAATTTCAATTTAAACAGGTTATAACTTCATAGCCAAAACCCCATCGGTTCTAACATATAATGTATTTGCAGCTACTCCGCCAACGCCTGCAGCAGTATCATCAGCATATTTGGTGGCACCAATATTGAATGGTATGATTGCAGCAGGTGCTGCATCTTTTACCGGAATAATTTTAATTCCTTCATTTCCTTCAACAATTAACTGGTTGTTGTATTCATCTGCAGTATTTTCAACCTCGATAATAGCACGACTAATTTTGCCGGTCGTGTCGCTTTGTGCTTCAAACACTACTACAGCATCACCATGTTCGCTCACCGATTCTAATGCAGCAATTGCTAAACCAATTCCATCTGTGCTTTGGTTAACAGCCTGAATAACAGTTCTAGCTTCCCCATCGTTATTTCCTGAGTTAGTCGCTTTTACATTTATAATACATCCGGGGCTGGAAACAGTTTCAGTATTACTTTCATTAATGGCTTCCAACAACAATTCTGCTTTTCCTTCTGCAGCAGCTGTTACTTTTGAAGCAATATTTACTTTTGCATTTAAAGTGTCTGAAAGTGATAGTAATTTAACCAAACTACTATTTTCAGAAGTTGGAGTATTAGAGCTGGTATTAACAGATTCTATATTAACAGCACTTTCCCCGCTAGAAGCTTCTGAAACAGTTGATCTAATTATTGTTTTAGCGCTCGAATTACCAGTGGTTTTACTCTCGTCTTTTATATAAATGACATAATCATCACCCAAATTGTCAAGAGAAATAGTGGCTCCTTCTAGTGAAGGCGACGTAGCTCTTGTTATAACTGCGGCAAGGGAGTTCTCTCCCATACCATAACCAGTAAGATCACCAACAACAAAAGCATTTAAAATGTCACTGTCGGTATCTTCTACATGAACAGCAAAAGCATTATTACCTTCACCTGCATAATCCGGAAACATTCCAAAGACACCATGATATCCATCTACTTCAATATCATCATCAAAGGTAATATAAGTTGCACCATCGGCACCATCTGCGCCATCTGCGCCATCGGCACCATCGGCACCGGCAGCGCCGGTTGCACCATCAGCGCCTGCAGCTCCGGTTGGACCTGTGGGGCCTGCCGGTCCCTGTGGACCTTCAGGGCCTTCTGGTCCTTGCGGACCTGTTTCTCCTTGCGGTCCTGTATCTCCTTCCTCTACTGCCGCATCTGAGCGTCTTTTAGAATCTATTAAATCTGCGAATGCATCTTCATCGGGTTTTTGTCCATTTGCGAAGAGTGCTTTTAATTCTGCGTCGGTTTTTACTGCCATTTTATTCAGTTATTTTAAGTGTAAAATCAATCATAGCTTTTCCTATTACGTTATCGGTACATGGTGCGGCCACTATAAAATCCAAATCAACCACCATATAACCAATGCCGTTAAATAGGCATTCTGTACTATCTCCGGTGGCTGGCACATAGCCAATGGATTGGTAATAACCCACCACCGATTTGTCAATCATTTTTGCAGGATCTACTTTCAATTTTTGTCCTGGTATTAATTCTTGTGTTATGCTTAAACCATTGTCTTTTGCCAATTCAAAAACACCCAATTCGCTTCCATACGCTTGTATTGCGATATCGAACATGGTTTGGTTTTGTATGGCGACAATTTCCTGCACTATATTTTAATTTTTTCTTTTAAGATGGACCACAAATCCAAACCGGTTGAATCTTTAATGTTTTCCAAATTAGATTTGAGTTCTACTGCTGCAATAGCAAATGCTATAATGTAGGTTACTGGGATGTATGTGGTAACTCGATGCGCTTCAATTGGAACCGACCAAACAAAAAATATAAGTCTGAATATTTCGGTTAGAATAATTGCCCACATATACTCTTTTGCCTTACTTATAGAAGTTCTCATTTTTTTTGAGCGGATTTCTTCACCTCTTTTTTTCGCAGCTCTGGTACCTGTGTAAAAATCTGACCAAACCAAAATGCCAACGCCAAGCAGAAACGCCCAAATTGGTGCAAAGAATGAGCATAAGCCACTTAAAGCAGCAGTTAAAATAATTTCAGGAATAGTTAGTTTTCCAAAAACATGGGCGAAAATGGCCGCCTTGTTGTAAATAAAATTTTGCATCATTTGGTTTTTATATAGGGTTTAATTTTATCCCAATCCTTGCCGTCGCGCTCTACGTTTAATTTTATTGCTCTTTCAATTCCCTGCAGATCCTCTCTGCTTTTTATTTTGCTAATTAAATTCGGTCCTAAAATTGGATCCTCTTTTAATCCACCTTTACTAAGCACAATAATTCGTGCTACTTCCTGCTCTGTGCTTTCGCCAATTACAAAATCACCGTTTTTAATCAGCAAATCATTGTTGCTATCTAGCATGATATCTTTACCCATTACCGTGCATTATAGTGGTGTTTTCAATATTGCTCAGATCTGCCGTTGGTAAGCCTGTAAACTGTGCACTTAATCCTTTTAAAGCCGCTCCGCCATCGTTTGGGATGACAGTCCAAGAGCTAAATGCTTGCTGAATTTTCTCCAGTACTTTTGTATTTTTATCTACCTGAAGCTTCAACTCTTTTGCATCTACTAAACCACCGAATTTGTCGCCGTTAATGGTCATTTTACCAGCTTTTAATTCGATAATGAAACCAAAAACATTTGCTATTCTAAAGCTTTCCATTTCTTCACACCAAATCATAAATCTATTGGCGTCCTGGCTTTCAATACAACCAACCAATACTTTGGTGTTTACTTTTGGCTCTACCACTGTAGATCCTAATCCTAACGATACATCAAACCACTCCAAACTATCCTTAACGCTCTTACACGTCATGGTTTTGGCATCCAAATCCACTTCGGTTACAACTGCCCATGCAGTTGTAACCGGTGGAAGTTGGGTGCTGATAAACTCCTTTAGTTGTTTTATGTATTGCGCAATATCCATTATGCCTTTAAGCCTAATTCAACGGTTTGGTGATACATTGGTGAATCATCAAATGTCTTTTTTACAGTATCTACATAATAGGTACCGTTCCTTTCGTTGTACTCCCGACTAAACAATTCTACCTTATTACCATGTTGCAAACTGGGTGTGCCGAAGGTGGTCAATGATCCGGTGAATCCATCTCGTTTATATAGCTTGTAATTTTCATCGCCAATGACTTTCAGATCTTCTTTAGATGCGATGTCATACTTCACAATTTCCCTTACTTCGCCACCTTCATCGCCTACAGTAACTTCAATCTTATCTCCATTTTTCAAAGTGGATTTTACCGTAATAGATATAGCAATATCATCCGCTTGCCGATACTTCATATCGTTCGATATCACATCATTTTCCATGTGTAGTGGAATGGCCGCCAAATCTGTATCATCTTCGTAGATCTTACCACATACTAAAGTCTTACCTTTCATATAGGAGTAAAAACCATAGTTGGTTTTGATGTCGTCGAGCACTTTCGCTAATGTCCAATTCGGATATCTAACCGTGCCTATATTGGCATCTAATGCATCTACAGTAAAACCTTCAGGTACAATTGCTTCCAGCAGCTTCTTTAGATTCGTTTGCTTCTGACTAACGTTGACCATGGTTTGCTTTAGCTTCCACATTTCATCTTCCAAGGTAATTACAATAGGAATATCAGTAGAAACTGTGGTGATGTAACCGCTAAATTCATGCAATAAATCTCCATTATAACCTAAGTTAATGGTGACAGCATCGCCACGTCTAAAAGTGGTTTTGATTTTCTCCTTATCGAAGTCCTTTACGTTCTTTGGTAACTCGATGGTTGCTTTATCGGTTAAGTTTTTCCAGCTGCTTTCAATCGTTACCGAGTTGGGCTGCGTAATAATCAATTGCTCTCGCTGATCGGTTTTGGCGAACACGAGTTCTGCGCACATGAGTAGTGTCATAATCATAAAATTTAATCGTTTCATTTTTGGTTTGTTTAGTGAATAATAAATCATTTATATAACTCAATTGGCGTGTCGCTGTATGCTGAAATCTCGTAAGGAATCAGATCCGGCTTGCCACTCAATTGGCTGAATTTTATTTCGTCAATATCAATTCTGTAAATACCTTTATGTGTGAATAACTCACCACTCACTTCAACACTTTCGCCAACATTTTCCCATCTTAACAGTTCTCGCTTTTGTTCATGTGCGGTTTTGAAGGTGTGACTGAAATCATTGAATAAAACACCTCTAATGTTGATCTTCCAATCTTCCCAACCGTACATTTCTTTAACTGTGCCTCTACTGCCTGAAGTTTTAGTTCTTCTTCTAATTTTACCTCTACTAAAATCACAAATCGTCGCTCGTGGCATTTCAAAACTATTGGCAAATTCAAGTTCAATTACATTGCCTTTATCGTCGTAACTTTTGTATTTACCGGCAACTAAATGCCAGGGAAATACAATTGGAGTACCTACTGCACTCAATGTATTTATATCTTGATTACTGGTAATTACATCAAATCCGGAATAGGTAATTTCTGCACCTGAATTACTAACCGGCTGAACATTATACAATGCCAATCCGGTGGTACCGTAAGCAAGCGTTAAAAGGGTTGGTATGTCATAAACGATATTAGCCATGTTGAATCAATACATCGTTTAAAGCATCTACTTGCGCTTTGGTTACTTTATCAGCCACTTCATTCATAAAGTTTTCCATACTATCCATGTTCGCATTAATTACATTGGTAATGTTCATGTTTACGGTAATGGTTTTACCACTGCCACCGGAACCGCTCCCGGAAGTTGCTGCAGATGGATCGGTGATAGGTACTGTTGGATCCGTTTTAGTATTTGATTTAACAACTCCTTCAGGTGTAATAGTGCTGTTTTTAAAATCGAACTCCTTATTCTTTAAATCTTTGGAAGCTGTTTTTCCATATTCACCCTGATAACCATCTTGGAATCCCTTTGCAGCAGATTTGCCTGCGGCTACGTATGCTTTTACGCCGCCTGTATAACCTTCAGTAATGTTACCAATGCCTTCTTGCGCCGTTTTCCAAGCCTCGCCGGGCTTACCGGAAAACAATTGCATAAATGCTTTCCCTAATAATGCCACACCTGAAACCACTTTTTTAATGGTTTCCCAAACATTGGTGATTAATGTTCTGCCAAACTCCTTAACTGCAGTAATGATTCCCATTATTGCAGCTCTGAATTCAACAGAACGCTTCCATAGCAACACCAATCCGGCAATTGCTAAAGCAATCCACACAGCAGGATTTACAGAGTTTAAGAACACCATCGCTGTGCTTAAAAGTCCTATTGCTCCTGTCATTGCATTGGTAGCAATAAACCACACCCCAAATGCAACTGCTGTTACGCCTGCACCAATAGCTATACTCTGTAAGAAATCTACTACTAATGGACCGTTGATGGTAAACCAATCCACAATTCTAACCAGCCAATCACTCATTACTGTGAGCCCAATTATAGCAGCCGGCAAAACTTGTTCGCCAAGCATAATCAAGGCTGTATTCAATTGGTTTCTAAAAATGCTTGCCAAAACTACTGCATCGCCATTGGCGTTTTTAATCGCCTGCCCAACGTCAAATTTTACATTGTCAAAATCTATAAATGTTTGCAGTAAGCCATCTCCATTGGCTTTGGCTTGTTGTAAAAACATTTTTAATCCTTCAGGGCCGCCAACGCCACCCATAAACTGCGAGAATTGAATGTCATTCATGCCATTAACTGTATCTACTAATCCTTTAGCAACTTCATCAATAGCTAACATTTTACCATTTGTATCAAATAGCTGAACGCCGTATTTCTTTAAACCTTCCTGTACTTTTGGATCTGATAAGCCTTGGAATGCTGTTTTTGTTGCTGTTGAAGCTTCCGCAACTGATTTGGCAGATTTACTAAATACTGCAAATAGTTTATTGGCAGAATCAAAGCTTTGTCCAACTGCTGCTGCAGAACCGGCATAATCTACCTGCACTTGTGCCAACTGATCAAAGGTAGTTACACCCACTTGAACGGTTTTTGCCATCGATGCCAGGTAGTTATCTATCTGCTCTTCACCAAACTGCCAAATACCCATACCTTTTGCGGTACCATTTACCAAGGCATCCATATTGGTTTTAGTAGCAATACTAAACTTACCTAGTTTATTTACAATACCATCTACTTCTGCTCCATATTTGCCGGTGGCAGATTGTATGTCAAAATAGGCTTTAGAAGTTATTGAAGCTGCCAAACCTGTGTCCATTGCCGTTCTTAAAACAGCATCGTTTAAAGCATTTATTTGGCTTTGGCTTTTATCCAGATTAAGATTCTGAAGCTCTAAGAATTGATTTTTATACTGAGCTGTGACGGTGCTTAAACCACCAATAATCCCGGTCAATGACAATGCGCCAATACCAATAACGCTCATTACTTTTGTAGCAGACACCTGCATATTAGCAAACCTTCTGGTGGTACCGGTAACCGTTTCGTTAATGGAGTTTAGCGGACCTCGTACTTTGTCCGTTAACTTTAAAATCCATTCGGTGGTAACTCGGCTCATTAGGTGTTTTGATTTCCAAAGGTTTTTGTAATCGCTTTAATCATTGCCGCCTCGGTTAAATCGGCGTAAATCTTTAATTCGTACAGGCAGTCATTGTATCGCTGTGCCCACTGTTTGTCCGTTAATCTATCCGGGTTTTTAATTCCGTTTAAGCGGAGTAATGCATTTCCTTTTGCAATAAAATTTCCATCTTCATCGCCATCTACATCAATTAATGATGTAGCGGCTAATGCTTTTTTACTACAACCCTTTTGCCTTTTACCAGCTTGCCAATTTCTTCGAGCAAGGAGTAGTAAATTTCATTGTCGGTACTGGCGGCATCGTTGCTGATCAGATCTAAATCGCCACCAACAACACAAGACTTAATTAAAATTTGATTGCCCTTTTCGTACTCTTTTTTATCAACGTTGGCCGAAGCTGCATTTAATACATTTCTGCTGGGTGGTACCACATAAAAAGTAGCGTGTTCTGCATCTTCAGATATATCATCTTCATCAATGGGATATCTTAATTCAACTACCTTACCGTACTTTTGTTTCCACTCTTTAATTTGTTCAGGAGTGACTGAATTTTTTGTTGCTGTTGCTTTAGTGCTCATTTAATTTAAGTTTAAACGTGATTTAATTTGTATTCCAATCAATATGCGTAAGTACTAATTCAAATTTGTGGGCGATTGATTTATCGCCTTGTTTTACTACTACGCCGTTATTCTTAATTCTACAATTGCGAATTTTGTCGGTATAAACCTTATTGTTATACTCGTAAGTAGAAATGATTGAAAATTGAATGTCTTGCAATCTTGTACCTCTTGGTAAAGCCTCCAGCATGGCTAAACGCTCTTCGTTTAATACGGTAATAGAAGCTTTCGCAGCATAGTTGCCATCACCTTGCCCAATAGGCATTCTACCGGCACCCATAATGTTTTCAATTTCAAGACTATCGTCGTATTCCAATTCTGAAATACCTTCCAAATCTCTACCTAACATGTTTACGGTTACGGAATTCCATCCACCGATTTTGCCGAATTTATTTACTATTTCAGTTGCCATTTTCTTAGCTTAAGTTTAATTGGTAAGTCAATGCTAAATCAATTTCTAGCGTATAAAGGATTCTATCAAACAAGATTTCTGCTTTACACACTAAAGGTGTATTTGCATCCGGTGCTTGTGCCGGATTAATGTATAAATTGAAAGCTCCAATTTCATCATCGGCAATCATGGTTTTTGCAATCGCATCTTCGCCAATAGATTCCAAAGCTTTTACAGTACTGGTTTTCAAAAAGCCGGTTGTTCCATCTAACCGTAAAGTGGTTTTGATTTTAGGCATCATTTTTTGGCGCAAGATCCTTGCAGCTTTATTGAAGGTGGCATTTGCTCTGGTAGTGCTGTAATCGCTGGTAACGGTTACACAAGTTCTACCATCGTTTAAGAAAATTCCACCATACCCAAAATACAATCCTGCAAAAATGTAGCCTTTATTGGTAATAGCAGTTTGCTCTGCTAACGATAACTGGACTAGTTTTTTGTGGTCGCTTAACTCTGCAGTTAACCATTTGCCGGTGAGTGTGTCGGTTAAGGTGTAGTTTTCACTGCCTTTTTTAGCTGATGGTTTTCTGCGGATATCCACAGAGCCCAAAGATTCGTTCACCATTCTAACCGCTCTACTGCCTAATACAGAACCTACACTAGCACGTTTTGTATCAGCAATAATGGTTTTGATGTATGGATCCTGTCCAATCACCACTGCGCAATTTGGAGCCGTTAAAGCTGTATTGTCCGGGAAGGCAGAAATCGCTACCGGAGTGGCAGGTCCAACACCTTCAAAGAAAATACCATCGATGCGGATATGTTCAGCAACCAAGTTATTTACATAACCTTGCATGGTATTAATGAAAGTGGTAAAATCAGCATGGTTAAATGCAACGCCTCTGCCAATGATACCTACCCATTTAACCGTTGGGTTTTCTTTAATTTTTTGAGTAAACCAAAGGCCAGGACCATCAATGTTTTCCCAATCGGTTGGTACCACAATTAAAGTAGCATCGGGTGATAATCTAAAGAACTCTTCAATTTCATAATGTACCAATTCATCATTACTGGCATCGTAAGCAGCCGTAAGGCCTAAATCTTCCGCTTGTTTAAGCGTTACAAATTCATAGGCATTACCATATTCAAAATCATCTGCAATCTCTACTGCAGAAGTGAATAAAATGGTTGTGCCATCTGTATTCGGTTGTCGATTGCCCAAAGAGCCATCAATCTTATTAATAATTACACCTTCGAATGCCATAACACTACGGTTGTTTAGTTTTTATAAATTGGTTTATTCTGCTGCAGGCGTTTCTACCTTTCCAGATTCTGCTGCAGGAATTTCTTCAGTAGCTCCTTTTGCCTTTGTTGCTGCCGTTTTTTTAGCAGCTTTGGCTTTAGAAGCCGTTTTGTTTTTTGATGGCGTTAATGCATTTTTTACTGCATCAACAACTTTTGCCACCACACCGGGCTTTTCAAACTCAAATGATTTTAACTCTCTACCGGATTTTTTCACATGGAAATCCGCAGCGCTTTTTTTGTCGCCAGGAAAGCATTGTCCATCTTCCGTTACGATAAATGATTTTGCATCCGGGTATTGCGCAAATGCCTTATTCGCAATTGCTTTTGCTTCTGATTCGTTTACTAACTTGCTCATAGTATTGATTTAAGTTTAAGGAGTTTAAATAGTCCGAAAATGCCAATTGCGCCAATTAATATCCATCCTAACTTTGCCATAAAGGCGGTGATTTTAGGGACGTATTTAACCGGTACCTGAATGGTTCTGTCGGTGGTTTCTTTTCTTTGATGCAGTTCTTTAATTAACTGGTCCTGCAGTTTAATGATTAACTCTTCCTTGCTACATTCGCAGGTCGCAATAAGTTGATCATCTTTCACTTTTACTGTTACATTGCTTCTACCATTGCTGCTTTTGTATTCCTTCACTACGCTCTCGTTAGAAAGCTTTAGTTTCTCTATCGAAGCGTACAAATCATCCAAGTTGATTATCACTTCCGAACTATCTTTATTAATGATGACAATTGTATCTCTAGGAATAAACTCTTTAGAAACAGAAATTGAATCCTGAATAGTAGTAACTGTTGTGTTAGTGATCGGCTTGCGGCTACTGCTGCAAGCCGAAAACAATACAAAAAGCACAGCAGCAATAACAGGGGTTGTAATGTTTCTAGGCAGCATTTTTGAAAATGTTTTTTTCGTGAATACCAATCGATTTGCAATACGCCGGCACATCAAATGATGGGCAATCTCTGGCAGCAAAATTGTTATGACCTGCAATAATGATATTAGGCCATAACTTAACTGCCATTTTCAAGTAACAGGACATTGCCGCCAACTGAGCGGTATTCCTGGTATCTTTTGGGTTTAAGGTTTCTTTGTCCAATCCACCGGCATAAACGATATGCCTGCTGATTGAATTTTTACCGGCTACACCGTTAGTAATTTCCCACGGATCTACTACATCGTCCGTGTCGTATTTTTGTAGCTCGATAAGATTTCCATTAAAATCAATCAGCTCACTGTACCCAACTTTACTCCATTTACGCTCCTGCAGATGCCACCGTTCAATATCTGACTTGGTAACGTTGCGACCATCCGGAGTGGCGGTACAATGGATAATTAAGTATGTGAGCTGATTGTTCATTAAAAACCTCTTTCCTTTATTTTTAGCACTAACTATTATGGTTCTTCTACTACAGGAATCGCATCCAATAAAGCCACGAAGCCAATTGGTTCGATTTTATCAGCCACAAAGTAGCCGCCTAATCTGAACTCGGTACCAGGATCAGCCGATCTAGTATCGTCTTCTTTTGGTTTAAAGAATACCACCACATTTTCTCTATGGAAAACCGTTTCAGGAGCGTGGATGATTACTGAAGCTTGACGATCATCTTCCGCTACCACAGCACCAAATGCTGTTTTTTCAGAATCAGTATCGTAGTAAGGCATAACGTTGTGTGTGTAAACACCACCAAATCCAGCGAATGCTTTTGGCGAACCATCTTTTTCACTTACCAAAACCTCTCTAATGGCAGAACCTGGTCCTTGCTGAATAGCAAGTGCTTCTACGTGCTTAGGAGATAAAATCAAAATACAATCAGATGGATCCACATTGATTTCTCTCAATTTGGTACCGGCTTTCACGATTTCAGCATAACTCATGGTTGCTTCCATGTCGATAACAAACTCTTTTGCAGCGTTTGCGGCCGGAGCTAAAGCATGCACCAGGTAATCTCTGGTTTTGCGTTTTAACGCTCTCATGTGTCGCAAACGTAATTCAGCTTGCAAATCATACGTTAAACCTCTCACCTCAGCAATGGTTACTTTGCTTAAAGTAGTATCGATTTTGTCCCACTCAATAATCAAATTCTTTTTGGTGTGCGCCACCGGAGTGAAAGCAGAAGAGTTGCCAATAATCGCAGTAACGTTATCGATTAACTTATTCATTAAGATACCGCTTTCGCCTACTGCAGCAGCAGGTACTTTTGGTAACATTTGAATGAAGCCTTCGTTATCGTTTTGATACTCTCTGGTCAACATTGGCGCAACGTACTTATTCAAATACGCGGCATCTACCACAGTAGCATCAGCGGTAATTAAAATACCTCTTTTGGTTTTTTTCATCCTTAAAGTCGGATCGGCAGCAATGGCCAATTCAAGTGCTTTTAAGTTGATTTTTGCAGGCAATAAATGGGTTTTTCTCATTTCTATTAAGATTTTTGGGATTTTTCGAATAAGGCATTAAATTCTGCCGGTTTCTTTTCGTGCATTTCCTGCAATGCTTTAGGATCTTTCGCCTGGTAATCTTCAAACGTCCAATTTGCACGCTCTCCGGCATCCGCTTTATGATCAGTAATCTCACCACTGATTTTTGGCACTCCGGTTAATCCGGCAATAATGGCTTTGCCATTTTCAAAATCACTTTCTAACATGCCTTTGAATTTATCGCGAAGGGTAGCTGTGAATTTCTTATCATCAATCGCCTGGTCCAGAATAGCGTTAATTTCTTTTGCTTTATCAGCAGCTTCCTTATCAGCTTTTTCTTTCAACAATGCATCTGCAGAATCTGCCTTTGCTTTTAAATCTACAATACGTGCCTCAATTTGCTCGTCGGTGGCATCGGCACTTAAGCCAATTTTAAGTGGATCAATTTTCATTTCTCTATTTTTTGATTTTTGGGGTTTAGCTTCACTGGTTACTTTTGGAATTACCGGAGCTCCGCAGGCTTCCAGAATCATTACGTCTGCGGCGGTTATTTTTGCAGGCTTAGCGATCATTGCATCAGCAAAGCCTTCATTTACGATTTCTTGGCCCATCAACCACACATCACCTTTATCCCAATTGGCTTTAATAACCTCTTTGGTTTTTTTTGTTTTTGCCGAATAGGTTTCCAAGTAATCTTGCTCCGTATTAGATAAAAGTTTTAATTGCGATTGAATTTCATCATGTGTGCCTTCCACTACACCTCTTGGCTTGTGGTACATGAATTGAGTATTAGGTGCTACTTCAAAGCTATCTAGTTTACTAGAAATGTATGTTCCTGCAGATGCTACAATTGCACCACCAATGCCATTTAATTTGCCCGGCATTATGCGTAAAATATTTACAATTTCAGAAGCTTCTAATGTTTGACCGCCTTTAGTATTGATATAAACAGTAGCATCTTTATGTCCTGCTTCAACCAATGCCAATACTTGTCGCTCTAATTCTACGGCAGATGCATCTGCCCACTCATGTATATAACCAACGATGCTGATTACCGCTTTCCCTTTTTCTTCTTTAGCAGTAATCTCAAATGGACCGCCTGCTCCTGCTCCGGCTGCTGCCGTAATTAAGAAGTTATTGGATAACATCATTGCCAGTAATGGAAGTAGTCTTTTTTGCATTTTTCTCTAGTGAGTCGCAACAAAATTGACTGATAAAAAAGGGCTTTCAAAATTGGATAAAAATAAATGCAGATTTTATATGTCATTCTGTCATGTTTTATCTTGCATTATTTTAATTAATTCATTTTAGTTACGTCTATTCTAGCAATTTTGTAGCAATATGGCAAAGGAAAAAGAACTTAAGTTAGCTCAGATGTACTACGTTGTACATGGCAAAACAGCCAAAGAGTCTGCTAGATTGGCAGGAGTTACCGAGAAAACCATTGGCAAATGGATTGAACAGTATGGCTGGAAAACAAGCCGTGATACTGAAATTAACTCCAAAAACAATCAGATTGATAACCTTAAGCAAATTCTTTCCCTTTGTGCTGAAGAGCGTTTGGAGTTAGGTAAGCAGTTGAACGATGCCGTTAAAAGTGGTGATTTGGATTTATCCAAAGCGCTTCGCGTACAAATGGCATCCATTGCCGATGAAGTGAGTAAGTGGAATAAAGCCTTAGAAAACCTAAATAAATCTTCCAAAATCAGCTTAGAAGTTTACATCAATGTTGCCGAATCCATTTGGCGAGCATTACAGGCTCATGATCAGAAGCTGTACAAAGATACTTTGGACTTTCAAGAAATGCACATACAGCAAAAAGCAGTTGAAATCGGGTAATGAAACAGCAGGACAAAATAGCACTTGAACGGTATCTGCGTAAGATTTCTATTGCTCGTAAATCGGGCGAAATAAACGTATATGAAACAACTGTAGAACAGCAAGAACGAATTGCCAGAGCCAAAGCAGATATTAAGTATATGGTGGAATATTACTTTCCACATTATGGCAAAGCTGAATCTGCTGATTTCCATATTTATTGGGCACACAAGGTTAAGAAAGATAAGAAGTTTACCGGGTTTGCAAAGTGGGCACGCGGACATGCAAAATCGGTTTGGAATAACATTTTTGTTCCATTTTGGCTGTGGCTAAATGGCGAATGCAGCTACTTTGTAATTATTGGTCAGAACGAAAATAGAGCCAAGCAATTACTGGAAGATATAAGAGTAGAATTTGAAGCGAATCCACGAATTATTCATGATTTTGGACCGCAGAAAAAAATAGGATCCTGGGATGAAGGTTTCTTTACTACCAAATCCGGGTTTATTGGTCAGGCGGTTGGATTAGGTCAAAGCTGCAGAGGTTTAAGAGTGCAAGATAAACGACCGGACTTAATGAATGGCGATGATTTAGAAACTCGTAAAACCTTAAAGAATCCGGTCATTCAAGCCGAGTTAGTTGAATGGTTTGAACAAGAGCTCTTGCCTTGTATGGATGGTGAGAATGAGCGAATGATGATAAGTAACAACTGGTTCGCTCCGAAAATGTTCCTAAAAACGTTGGCTGAAAAGCACCCCGATTGGTTCGTTCACGAAGTTAAAGCGTACAATCCTACCACTTACGAACCTACTTGGAAATCTAAATATACCGCTGCTTATTTCCGGGAGAAGGAAAAGAAAATGGGCATTACCAGTGCGCATGCCGAGTACTTACATGTTGCCAAAGTAATCGGTAAAATTTTCAAAGAAGATTTAACGCAATGGGCGAAGCTGCCGGCGATGAATCACTTTAAAGTAATTGTAGGTTTCTGGGATATTGCTTATGCCGGCAATCCAACGAGCGATTACAATGCTGTTAGATTGTGGGGGCTGTACAACAACAAATTCTATTACATCGATTCATTTGTTCGACAAAGCAAAATTAAACCTGCCGTAGAATGGATTGCAGAAGTAATTAGAAACTCCGGGAAAAGCTATGCCATTCACTGGCGTGCTGAAAGCCAGTTCTGGAATGGTGAAGTAACCGGCAAAATTAAGGAAGTGGAAAAGGAGCAGGGCATTCAATTACCAATTACGATTGTGCATACGCCAAAAATGAATAAAGAGCAAAGGATTATTGCCGGATTGGAAGCCACTTGGCAAAATGGCAATATGATTTATAATGCCGCCAAAAAGAACCACAACGATACCGTAATTGGCTTACAGCAGCTTTATGGAATTGAACCGGGTTACAAAACGAATGATGACGCGCCGGATGCCGACCAGCAAGCGATTGAATACCTGAGCAAATACATTGTATATGGCAATAGTTCAACGAAACCAAAGGTGGGCAAAGTGGAGCGTAAAAACATGGTTTAAATTAAAATTAAACTCGATTTAAATGATATACTTAACTCAAGATGATTTAAAAAGCAAAGTATTTGAGATTCTTCTTGAAGAAAGCATTGCTGAAGATCCTGAAATTTTAGACAAAATTGAAGGTGAATTTATCGCCCTTATTCAAAGTAAATTAAATGGCCGTTACGATGTGATTGCAATTTTTGAGGGTATCGGCGATATGGAAGTGGAAAATGAGTTTATCGTTAATGGCCGCCACTTACTAATTGTAAAAGTGCTAAAAAATTTAGTGGTTTATGAAGCCATTCGCAGGAATGCAGCCAGAAAAGTACCAACCGACATTAAAGAAGATTACAAATGGGCGATGGATTGGCTTGATGATGTCAAAAACAATAAGGAACATCCGGTTGGATTGCCGCCGAAAACTGATGAAAATGGCGATCCGGTGAGTTTTGCCAAATGGGGCAATAACAGAAATGAAAACTTTTACCTATGAGTTGGAGAGAAAGATTAACCAAAGCCATTGTGGCTAGAATACCGCTTAGTGTTTTGAAATTAGAAGCTGCAGAACGCGGCACGTTTAAACCAAAAGGTGGCGGTAGCAAAGTAAGTGGTGAACTAAAATTGGATAGCAAAATTCCAATGGTTTTTGATTTAGGTAATTGGAGATTAGCCGTAATGATGGCCACCAATGCAGAGAATCCGAGCCGGATTGAATTAACTAAAATTTACGAAAGCTGCAGTTTGGACGACCACGCCAGTACGGTTATCGAAAATAGAATTATTAAACCTTTAGCCACTCCATTTAAGTTAGTGGACGATAAAGGCGAGATTTCAGAATTAACCAGCTTGATTAAAAAGCCTTGGTTTTTGGAATTTATGCGCTATGCTTTAATGCCTCAATTTACCGGAACTAAGATAATTGAGTTGTATGATTTGAACGAAAAGGGTGAATTAAAGGAAATTACATTAATACCGGACACGCACATTTTTCCATCTAAGAAAATGATTCTGAAGGAAGCCGGCAACCCTGACAATGGATGGCATTACGACAAACCACCATTGAGCAATTATTACCTTCAGTTAGGCAAGGATAAGGAGTTGGGCGTAATGGAAAAACTCGCAGTGGCTATTTTGTTCAAAAAAATGGCGGTTGGTTCCTGGTTGGATTATATCGATAAATACGGTGTGCCACCGCGATGGGTGCTCACCGATCGTGAAGATGATGAACGACTGGATCAGTTATACGACATGATGAAGGAAATGATGGGTTCTCACTTTGCCGTTTTACGTGGCCAGGAGAAAATAGAAATCATGCCTTCGCCCGGAACCGATGCCCACGAAGTGTTTAACAAGTTTATAGACCGAATGGATGCCGGTATTTCTAAACGAATTATGGGCGCAACCGGTACTGTAGATGAAAAAGCTTATGTAGGTTCTGCCAAAGTACATCAGGATGTGGCAGAAGCGCGCCATTGGAGTGATAAGTTTTATTTGGAGTTCCTAATCAACGAGGAACTTTTACCTCGTTTAATCACACTCTCTCCGGCTTACAGCGGACTTGCTAATTTGCGTTTTGAATTTGACGAAACCGACGACCTCGAAAAAGGCACTTTGATTGATAAGATCATCAGCATGGCCAGCCAATTTAACATGGATATTGAAGCTGTTAAGGAAATGACCGGATTGCCTATTTTATCTCAAAAAGGAGCAACTGAAGAAACTGCTCCTGAAGAAAAAAAAAAGTCCCGGTAAAAAATAATATTGCCGCTTTTTATGCTGATTACTTCGAAGCACACAGCTCTTGCTGTGGTGGTATAAACGCCGTTGAAGCTGTTGATTTAAGCGATTGGGAGAAAATCATTAACAAGATTGCTAAACAGCTCTACGATGGCAAGATTAAGCCTACCGACTTAAATAAGGATTACATTACTAAAACTGCAGGGGAACTGAACAAAGCAGTTGACCTCGGTTTTGGGACATCTTACAAAGATGATAGCGATGTACAATTGGCAATGGCAATGAAGCGAAATGCCTGGTTGTTTTCAAGTGCCAAAAACATTCAGATTCAAACAGATATTAGCCAACTCATTACCGATGGTAAAGGCAATGTTCGACCGTTTGCAGCATTCAAAAAAGATGTTTTAAAAACCAATAAGGATTATAACCAAACCTATCTACAGGCAGAATATCAAACCGCTTTAGCGAGTAGTCAATCGGCAGCCAAGTGGCAGGATATTCAGCGGCGAAAAGAACGGTACCCGAATTTGATTTACAAAACGGTTGGCGACAATAATGTGCGTGAGGCACATGTTGCTTTGGATGGTATTTGCAGGCCTGTTGATCATGATTTTTGGAAGTCGTTTTATCCGCCCAACGGATGGCGCTGCCGATGTTATGTGCAGCAAACTAACCGCCCAACCAATGGCGACACTGTACCAACGGTTGACGATAAGAATGTACCGCCAATGTTCAGGGATAACTTGGCTTTGAAAGGCGATATACTTCCGGCAGGGCATCCGTATTTTAAGAATTTGGAGAAATCATTACCACAACGTGCCGTGATTACAGACGAAGTAATTAAGGAAGTGCCTTATGAGTTAGTATATAGTTTAGAAAATGGGAGTAGAATTTTAGTTCATCCTTTTACACATGATGGAGATTTTAAAGTGAATATATTCACGGCATTAAGATTAGCAAAAGAAAAGAAAAGAGAGGTGAAATTAAGGCATCACTTAAATTCTGGAAAAAACCCAGAATTTGAAATTGATGGACTTATTGCTGATTTAAAAACTCCAAAGACAAAGGTAAATAATGTAATTGCTAAAGCCTTTGAGCAAGGTTGTAAATTTATAATTTTTGAAGCTGGGGATTATATATTTGAACGAAAAACTTTAGTTTCTCACATATATGGAAATTTTATTTCTCGATTGAAAAACAAATCAATGCCTAAGGATTTTAAGGGATTTGTTGTGCTTTACAGAACAGAGGAGAAAGAATATTTATGGAAATAAAAATGGGCACTTAACGTGTGCCCAATCGATTTCGACACTTGGCATTACCGCGTGTCCAAACACAAATATAACTCAAACAAATGGAAAATCAAAACAAGGCACCGGATTTTGTAGGCATGGGCAAAAAGCTAATGCAGGACCTTCTAATTGATGCTGAGGTGGAAGGTTTGAAATTTATACAAACCAACTTTGAAAAGGAAGGCTTTATGGATGCCAGCTTTCAAGGTTGGGAGAAAAGGAAAACGCCCATTAGTTATAAATTACTTAGAGTAACTAACAGCTTATTTAATTCCATTCGCGCCAAAAACAACAATAAAGATACGGTTACCTTCAGCACCAATCAACCTTATGCCGAGATACACAATAACGGCGGTGTGGTGAAGATTCCGAGAACACCGGCCATGCGTAAGTTTTTTTGGGCCATGTTTAAGAAAACAGGCGATGAAAAATGGAAATGGATGGCCATGAGCAAAAAGCCTAATGTGGTTTTTAGAATGCCTAAACGCCAATTTATTGGGCACAGCAAAAACTTTCAAGAGCGATTTGATAGACATATTGTCAAAGAAATTTTAACCAGATTTACAAACATTAAACAGATATAATGGAAAATTTAAAAGACTTATACAAAGAGCTAGCCGAAAAGATTAAAACCGAAATTAACACCATTAAATGGGTGGATTTATGGCACAACCAAGTAAATTTTTTAGAAGAAGAACATCCTTTCCCGGCACCTGCAGTATTTATAAGTATGATTGCCAATGGCATGGAAGATATTGGCAATAATATACAGCAGTTTGATATGCAGATGGATTTCTTTTTGTTTTACGAAACCTTTTTAGATTCGTTTGAAGGCGCCTATAACCAAGCCGGAGCACTTTCTTTTTTAGATAACTTAACGAAGCTGCACCAGTTATTGCATGGCAGTAGTGGCGATAACTACAGCGAAATGCGAAGAATTGCATTTACTGCAGTAGATACCGGCAGTGCTCAGAACCTATATAAAATGAGTTATATGTGTTTGGTTACTGATAGCTCTGCGCAAGGAGAAACCGAAGCTGTGCATGAAGATACGGACATGGTGATTGAAGATGCCCCACAGCCGGAACCGGTTGAAGATGATGGCGCTTTGTTTGTGATTTAGATTGTGTTTACTATATTAGATGCTAAATAATAATTATGGACACAATTATTGGGTTGCTTGGTTTGGCTGCTTTTGGGTTTTTAATCTATGGATTAATTAAGCCTGCAATACTTAAATGGCATGAAAAGCCTAATAGATTGTATGTGGTTGGCTATTTTATAGCTGCATTTACCGTTATTGGTTTGCTTACTACTTTTGTAGTTGAAGATGATGATGATATTAAATTGAATATTGCTCCTGTTGCTCCTGCAGATAGCGCTGCCATCGCTGAAGATAAAAAACAGCGCTTAATGGATGATAGTATTCAATTGAGAACTTCACTTAAAAATGAATTAAATAAAGCAATTACAGATATCAATACTCCCGGTTATTTTGATGAATATAAAGCTGATTTAAATTTGATTTCAGTACAGGTATTGTCTTTTGAAACTTATGGCAAGATGGCCAATAGAGCTCTATCTAACAACGATGCTGAAATTAAACAGTTAGGTGAAAAATTAAAATCCAACTTAATTTCTGTGCAATTAAAAGAGTTTCCAATATTAAGAAAAAAGTCTGCTGCGTTTATGGCAGAAAAGCTTTGGAAAGATGATTGTGAGGTTACTTTACAAGGATCGGGTAATAATGTAATTAATTTTATAGCCGGTACTTTTGCGGCAAATGCCAATAAATTAGAGGCACATGAAAGCATTAGAGAATTGCTTACTACTTTAAGGTTTAAAAAAGATTGCTATTTGTGGTATAAATATGATGATAGCGGCAGTTGTTGGATTTTGAATGGTAAGAAGGATAGTGATTTGTAGAAGCATTAAGAACCTTAGAGAGGATTCGAACCTCTATCTTACCGCTTAGTTGCATTGTATGCTCTATCCATTGAGCTACTAAGGTATTTAATCAACGGTTTAAAGGTATTGAAACATGTAACTACTAGAAAGGACAAGTTTTTTAAGTGGTTGCAGTTTATAAATCGCTATATATAAGATATAGCTGAAAAGTTGATAAAAATTAGCGGACAAGCCAATTTTGGGCTATTGGGCTACAAGCCTTTAACACAAAGGGTTGTAGCTGTTTTTTCATGTCATCTAAAAAATATTTATCCTTTTATTTAGGGGACATTTGATGTAAAATAAATTTATACGAAAAAAGCCCTGCAATTGCAGGGCTTTGTAATTAATAATTGCCATCTAAAAAATAAGTCCCAACCGTTCCATTTCTTTTATTGCTGCATAATGATTGAATGCCTTACGCCCAACATCAAATTGAATAAACTTATTGTCTCCAATTTCAATAGATAAATAACATTCCTTTGGTATTATTAGTACAAATGGCACGTCTTTATCGATAAGTCTATAAATCCCTGAGTGGTGAAAGATTTCTGCATTTTCAAAGTTTATAAATTGCTTTACTCTTTCTGGAAATGCAACTTTAGCAATTTGTATTAGTTGTTCTTTTGTCATCGGTGTAAAGTTAATAATGTTTTCGTTTATCAGGTTCCGGCAATTGGCTAAACAACTCTAGTTGATTTACATTCTTTTTGTCGTTTCTAAAGCCAAATGTTTCGATATGGCTAATTTCCATTCTTTCAGCTTCTTTATCTAATACAAAAACACCAATGGCAAATCGGGTGCAGTCTTTGTCTTTAATGCATTCCTGAGCATATTCTTTGGCGTCTTGTAAATTGCAGTAAATATTACCATCGTGTGTATCTATTCGCCTGCCATCGGAAAGGAATTGGGCAACATCCGGGTTGAGCAGAAATACAATGTATCTTAAGTTTTGTGATTCCATTTAAATAGTTATAAATATTGTCGGATTTCATGCAATTGATTTACATCTTCAAAATTTTCACTTTCAATTATTGTTTGAAGCAATTTATCCATTGCTGAATAATAATTAGAAATGCGAGATTCAGCTCTTTCTATTTTTTCTTTCAAAGAATAATTCTCGTTTTTTAAACTTTCTACTTGTCTTTTCAATTCATCTAATTGCCAAGCATCTGCTTTTCTTTCTAATGCTTGTTGAACTTCGTAATTCATCTCTTATTTTTTCTTCGTTCATTTTTTCGCCTTTCGGCACGTTTTGAAATTCCACCACTTTCAAATGCGTAAGTTGATTGAATCAGGATAGGTTCAATTGCTAATGGTCGGTTTTCAATTTTAAATGTTTTGGTTAATCCACGTTCTTTTGCTTCATCAATGATGATTACTTCAACATTTGGGTTTGCTGCCCTTATTTCTGCAATTCTAGCAGCTAGAAATTCGGCATCACGTCCGGCTCCAATAGCGATTATTTGAATATCTTCTTCATCAATGTGAGCCACTTTATTTAATTCCGGCGGTATCAGTAATATTGGATTGGTGTTTTTCATTAATATCTATCTAATGGTCGCCAATGTGTAATATCTATTATATAAACATTTGACAAATGAATTGTATTACAAATAGGATTAAACCTTTTTAATGAATCATTCCAGCAACACAATGATATTTGCGAATTGTCATTATGTGACTTCGACAAAAAAGGTTTGTCTTTGGGTGGCTTTTCTTCTTTAACTGAAATCCACCGTTGAGCCTCAATAGCTCCTAAATTCGCCCAATCTATATAATTAGATGGATTCAGCCTTTTGGGTTCGGGTAAGCTTCTATCGGCTAAATAGCGATTAACAATAACTGATTCAATTGATTTCATAAAATTTCTATATAAATGTTGTTAAAAATTAGACTCCAAAGACTTTCTTCGTGAAGTAATGCCTTTTGCCCACTCAGGTAAATCCCATTCGCCACCAGTTGATATTGTTTCTGACCGAACGGTTTCCTTGCGTTCGGTTGAGTGTGTTTCAAACCAATAGGTAACTTCTTTGTACGTCCAGTAGTTTCTACCACTTGCGTAATAGTATCGGTCCACTCGTTCTATTTGCCAGTTTTCAGCAGGGTTGTTTAAAGAATTGCTTCGGTTTATCAACTTGTTCAAATTCGTACACCCAAACGTATGGGTTGGCGTTCCAGCTTTGCGGTCCGTTAATTTTTTGCCAAAGACTATTAAATGATTCCCTTGCTGTTCCAAATAAATAGTCGTCAGTTAAGTAGTTTTTCCAGCCGCCAAGACTTTCATTATATTCCACCCCTTCCCATTCGGCATCGTGCTCACTAATTTCACCAACTTGCTGTATGCCTACTCGAACCACTTTATAAAACAACCTTGCTGCTTTATAAGGCATGTGGATGGATGGTTTCCATTTAATATTCTTGAAATTGAAATTTTCATGATAGTCTGCTTTAAAAGCAAATTGGGGTAAAACTGAATCTTCAATGTGATAAAATGCTTCCCTAACCCAAAGTACATCATACACATGTACCGGAGCGTGGCGGAATATGTCACTCTTCCAAGTATGTATGTCAAATATGTATTTATGGCCCTTAAAATAGGTATATCCTGAATTTGGATCCACAACCGGTTGCGGATTAACTATACGCCGGGTTTGGGTTTTATTGCCTGCCAATAATGCTTTTACCATTGGCGTACTGAAAATTATTGGCTTAAGCATGATTTAGCTGTTTGATATGAACACTATATCTAATCATTGTAGCTAAATATGTTGGTTTCTCTTCAAAAATTATTGAGATTTCCTTTAGGATTTCTGACATCTGCCCGAAATTGGCTTGTTGCTTTTTACCATCTAATATGCACAACTTTTGAATGATTGGAATGATTCGTTTTTTGTAATAGTTTTCAGTTACTAGCGTTCGGTTCATCATGTATTTTGATACCATGAGCGTGCCAATGAATTGCACATCTTCAGCAATTAATGTGGCTAATGCTTTGCCAACTTCTTTTATCTGTCCAAAGTTTGCTTCGACTTTTAAATTGTCTCTTTCGCACACCAATTGGTAAAATGGGTACATCTCGGATTCGTAATTAAATGGTGGTGTTTGAATTTTCATTTTTAGTGGATTTAATTGTTAATAAGATATTTAGTTTTTTGGTGGTTTGGTTTTTTGGTGGATTGGATTGTGGTTTTAAGCAGCATTTTCAATTTTAGATTTCAATTTGTGATTTCGGATACTTTCTAAATTAGGCTTCATTATAATTTTAGCCCAATCCGGAGGCACTGCATTACCAATCATCTTAACAGCATTTTTCCCTGAAACCTTAAGTCCTGGCCTATTAAAATAATCTCGTGGGAAAGTGCTGCATCCAGCCAATTCATCCGGTCTAAGAAATCTAGCCTTAATATCAAATCCATCAAGAATAGTTATTAGCTGATGTTTAAATTCTGTCATTATAGGCGAAATCGGATCATCAATGGATTCTATATTCCTCTCCGGAGTGCCATTTGAATTCATATACTTTGCAATGAATTGCATTTTTTCTAGTCTAATAAGTTGATGTCGATCTTTGCAGTTAATTCCATTTAATGGAGTATTTAAATCTTGAGCTTGCATTGTACCATAATATTGGCAGATTATATGGTCCAATGATATTAATTGCTTAGTTTGTCGGGCGAGTTGTGTTCTTAAAGGTTCTTCTGGCTTTTGGTAATTATTGGATCTACAGTAGTCCGCAATAAACTGCATTTTTTCCATCGTAACCAATTGATGCCTGTTGCAAGTGGTAATGGTATAAATTGGTTCGTCTATTGATTGAAATCTATTTGGATCGCCACCATAAAATTGAGCTACAAAATTTTTAAACGTAGGTGAATATTTTACTGCTCCAAAACCTATTCTTCTTAGAGAATTTATTGATAGTTTTTTACGAAGATGTTTCGGTAATTGCTCGTTAAATTCTCTACCAAAAATGCTAACACCTTCATCTTCTAGATTTAAAAAACTTTTACAAGCAACCCATTTTTTCTTTCCATCTAATCCGCTTTTAGAATGGGTAAATGGTGGAAATTCAAATTGAATATCCGGATGATAAAAAACACCAAAATATCTTTTGCGACGAGTTGGCATTCCATCGTCTGCAGCATTTCTTATTGACTCTTTATATTTATAACCCAAATCAATAAATGCTTGCTTCCATCGCTCAAATTCTTCTCCTTGTCTACTTTTAATTCGCTTTCTATTTTCATCTAGAGGTGCCCATTTTTTAAATTCGGGAACGTTTTCAACAGTAAGCACTAAAGGCATTAGAAATTTGATATATCGATACAACTCCCAACCCATTGTATAAGAACCAATTCTTTTTTCTTCACCTGCTTTAGCTGTACTATGATCCTGACATTCTACGGAAGCGTGAATGCAATCAACATATTCAAGATCGTGCTCATCTTGGGCGTAAATATCTGCCCAATAAACTTTTGCTTCAGGATGATGAAATGCATTGGTGCTAATGGCTACTTTATCATGATTAAGAATCCATTTGGTTTTCATGCCCGGTACTTTATGAATACCGTGTGTCCAACCACCGCCGCCGGCAAAGAATTCTCCACAACTAAGTACATCGCTTAATGGCAATTTTTGAACTGGAAAATTGATTTCCTTTTGAATTGTATTGTATCTCATTTGATTTTTGAATTTTCCATTTTTGATATTTTAATGTATAATATCACCATCATTAACCACCTTATCTGCCTTTAATGCTAGCTTTTGCAAGCATGTACACAACTCATTCAAGTAAATGATTTTGCCACATTTGGGGCAGTTGTGTGTTGGTGGTATTGGCTTATTTTGCATTGGTTTTTGGTTTGGTGTAAATAATTTTTTGTAGGGTTTCTTTGCTTAAAAAAAATTCAGGCTCCAGTATGTTTTTAAAGATGTATTCAATGGAATATTTGCGTTGCGATTTTAGCTCTTCGTATCTTTTTCTGATTGCCTGTTCTTTAAGGCTCTGCAGGTTTTTATTTCTCATTTACCCTATGGTTTTAATCATTTCTTTATCGGTTTGCTGTACCAATATGTTGCATAAATTATTTCTATATCTATCGTCGCTTCTGTCCCACAAAGCATATAGCTGAACTACTGCGACTTGGTAAGTTTTAAGGGTAATTTTATTTTCATCCTTGCGTTTTATTACTTTTTGTAGCAATTGCTCTTCAAGTTCTGTGGTAATCATTTTGCTGATTTCTCTTTCAAATGCGCTATCCCACAGCACGTGTGCCGGTGCTTCCTGAATGATAAGTACCAGGTACTTTAGCTGCTGATGTGTTAGCTTTAATTTCATTTTTTGGACAGTTCTTTTTGTACTACAATTTCGAGCTGACTTACCAGCTTTACTAAATCTGTTTTTGAGTATGCCATTAGTGGTTTATGTAGGAATGATTTTTCTTTCATCCACTCGCCAAGCTGGTTAAGATCTACCACTACCCGGTGAAGTTTATTGCTGTAGCACGTCCAGTTGATTTGGCGGCAAAGGCTAAGCATATACATGTGGCTTTTGTTGTTCTTATCAAAAGTGGCATAGGCCTCGAATGTGGGCATTTTGCCGGTACTTAATAAGTAGATTAACTCATTGGCTTGGATAAAGGTTAAATCCTTTGTACTGGCCTTATTTTCATCGCCGGTAAATTGGCAGATAAGTTGCTGCTTTAGCTCCTTATCTGCCTTCACTCTATCGCTCAATAGGGTGTGGATGTGCTTTATTTGTTCGGTGGTTACCATTTAAGCAATGATTTTTCGTTCTTTATTGTTGTGGTTATACACCTGCTCAATTTTAAGAATGTAGTTTTTGGGAGATAAGCATTTACTCATTAGCATTGGATTGTTGTTGATTTTACGCTCTAATACATTCCAATCAATTAACCCTTTTTGGTAGATGGTCAATAATGCTGATACTAAATCACGATGGCGGCCGAATTCATACATATCGAACATTTCCATCTTAGATAAAACAGCGATGGTTAATTCGTAATGTTTAATTACAAATCCGCCATTTTTAAAATCATCTCCACCTCTACCGCCTGAACCTACACTACCATAAGCCAATAATTGTATTGCTACAGAAATGGCAATTTTGTATGTTTTAACAACATTTTTCAACGTTGAATAATCATCATTTCCTAATTGTATGTAGCATTCTAAAAAGTCGGTTGATTTCCATTTATCCGTATTGCTATTCATGGATGCAATACTTTGTAAGCTGGCTTGGCCATACTCTACATAGTAAACCGGTAGTTCTAATTTTACTGAGCAATTATAACGGTGCTGACTATCAATAATTAAATACTTTCCATTGTTCTTTTGCACGATGATCGGCGCGTAAGGCAATAAGTTATGTCCGTTTTTTATCTCGGTACAAATACGCTCCACCTTCTTTTGGTTGATGGAGCGATTACCGATAATTGTGGCAAACTTTTCGTAGTCGGTTGATTCTTTAATTTGCATAACTAATTTTTAAATTGCTTTTACTAATATTCCTGCTCCGGATCTAAGTATCTCCAAATTGGCAAAACCTCTTTTTTTGACCACGTTAATTAAGTTGTTGATCTGAGTGCTGTTGATGGAGTTGTCAAAATTCAATTTGATGTATTTGAATTTTCCATCTTCGTCGTAATCGCATCTCAATCTAAAATCATTGTTGCCCATGGCTTCTTTGGCTTCCAAATTGAGTTGGTTAAAAGGGTTGGTTTCTTTTGTCTCCACCACTGGAGCGCCTGTAATTGGTGCTGTTAATGTTGTCATTTTTGTTGTTTTTGTGATTAATGAATATTTAATTGTTTTAAAAATTACCGGTCTTTCCCGGCTGTCAGCCCTTTTGTTTTGCTCTTGCGGAAGGGTTGAGCCACATTCTTAGAGAAAAGCTGGCAACTTTTCAATTTGTCCGGTTATCTCAACTGTAGCGGACGAAACACCTCACTTCCTGACTATATATTTTATCCAAAGCCTTTGGTATATAGTAGAGCGCTCTCTGCGTAATGATGGTATGTAGCGATGACACGATTCGAACGTGCGCCTTCCCCAGTATGAGAGGGACGAGTTAACCTTTTCTCGACATCGCCGACAATGGAAGCTTTGAGCATATTAACCCTAATATTTCTAGTAGCTCCCATTATCTTAATCTTTCAATTGTTCCTTCACCGCATTCGCATGATCCAACTGTAAACTCTCCTCGGTAAGTGTCGTATGTAGATGTACTGAATTGGTGATGGTGTTTTTTTTTGATTCTTCCACTTCCAATAAATGCTTAGCCACCGCAATAAGCTTATTGTAATTGTGCTGAAATGATGAAATCATCATACACGTTTGAAGCTGTTTGCGAGCATTGTGGTATGCGCCATGTGCTCTTTGTAAATGATTTTCTAAAGCCACCTGAGATACTTCCAAAACATCATATCCGATTACTAAAAATGCAAATCTAGCATCAACGACTTCTCTCTTTTTGCTTTTACTTAGTAGCTTTGGAACACTTGTTCCAAACACTGATGCTACCTCAATTAAAAATCTATCTAAAATTGCCAAACTATGTTGTTCTATAGGGATGAAAGAAATTGGATTTTGGTAGTCTTTCATTAGAGGTATGCAAGTTGTATAAACTTCTTGCAAGCTTTTAGTGTTGTGGTAAACTTCAAGCGCTCTGTCTAATATCTGCTGTTCTCTTTGCATTTAAATGGCATTTAATTCTTGGTTAAATGGATTTATTACATAAACATTTCCGGTTTCTACGTCTTCGATATAATACATGGCTAAATGTTTGAAAAGTTTAAATCAATGGATTGGTATTGGCCGGCATCGTCTTTCTGCCAGATGCGGACGTAACGCTTAGAATTGTTGCGTTGGATGGATTGCTTAATCAGTTCCATTGCTTCTAACCAAATTGGGTGTTTGATTTTGTAGGCGAACAAAGACAATACTCTTTTGTGATCCAGTTGACCTTTTGAAGATTGAAAAGCATTGTTAACTATTTCAGCCAAATCAGCATCAGCATCTTTGGTTTTGGTAGATAAAAACTCATTGATTTTTTCCTGAGCAAAAATGATTTTATCGTCAAACTCAATCCGTTCACTTACGTTTACTTCAATTTTTAGCGACTTATCGAAGCTGGTAATGGTATAATTGCCTTTGCTTCCGGTGGTAACTGATGCATCTGCTTTCATTTCTTCGTACAGATCATCGCATTTTTCAAGTAAATCGTACTTGTATTGCGCCAGTTTTAAGCTTAATTCGGTCGCTTTTTTAACAAGTGACTGTGCAATTCTGTCCTTTTTTTTGTCGATTGGCGGAACATAACTAAAGGGAACTTCCTGTCCTAAGTGATTTTTCCAAATTGTTTTACTCATTTTAAGTTGTTTTTAAGATTGATAAATTGGTTAATTAATTTTATTGTGGTGCTCAATTACAACCGCCGTCATTAAGCTGCCGGATGGGTATAAGTGATGTATGCCTTCTTCGTGTTTTTCGTCATAAAGCTGCACCATGTATTGGCGATCTGTTTTGGTTAATAAGGAACTATCGTTTATGTCGAACTGGTTTTGTTTTAGCAATTCGAGATTGCGCACGTACCACTGAATTTTCCACCATTTCCAAAAAGCATTGGAGTTTAACCATTGTGGAATTCGTTCCCTATTAATGCGATATCGATGTTCTACCCATTCGATACCGGCTTCATAAATAAGCTGTGTTTGTTTGGTTTTACCCATGCCTAATAAGCGCTCTACCGTTCTATTGGCTTGCACCAATTGCGTTTGGGTAATTGGCTGGTCGCCGTTGTATTGATTAGTTGCTATCATTGCTGTCGTTTTGATTTTCTGCCCAATATTGATTTGCACCTTCCAACCAAATAATGTATGGCTCACCGCCACCATATCTACTTTGGCACAATGCTTTAAAACCTTCTACTCTTATTTTAACATCGGCATCGTAGCGAACAAATTTGGCTACTCTGCCTTCCGGGTGTTGACCTTCGGCATGGCTGATGAAGATGAATAGTACGGTAGGGAACTCTTCTTTTAATTTGATGTAATCCTTTTTGCTTAATGCAGCATACTGGAACGAATCGATAAATACGATTTTTGGCGCTGCCTTTTTGTTCAGCCTATCTCGTAAATCTTCCATTGATTCTCTATTCAGTAAAATGAATTTCGATTTAGCTTGAAGCATATTGCTTTCTTCAATGGCTAATCGCATGGACTTGCGCGCACCCTCTTCTAATGAGTTGTAGAGCACTTTACCAAATTGAGTGAGGTATTTAGCTAACTGCATAGAGAAACGAGTTTTACCGTTGCCGGAATGGCCCCATACAATCCACACGCCGCTTAACTCCGGTGTGCCTATTGCTCTTTGCCAATTACCTGTAAATTCCATTTCTTTAAAATTCATCTTTAGAATTTGTTCTACCGTTACTGCTCTGCTCATACAGCTATGCTCTGCTTCTGTAGTTCAATAAAAATTCTTCTTAGTGATCCTTGTGTTTTCGCAACGATTTCGTTCACGTCGGCATCCGGTTTATTTGCTGCCACAATTTGCGCCGCTTGTCTATCGCGGAACTCCTGCAACTCTTGCCCACCGTTTGGCGAAACCTTTTGGTATTTATTTCCGAAGCGGTCGAAGATCTCAGCATAACCTACTTTTTGATTATTTCGGTTGCGCTCCATTAGTGATTTCAAACCATCGGCACCCATAATGTACCAGCCGCAAGTTTTGTCGCAAGCATTCCAAAGTGCTTTTAATTCCAGGAATGCACCGTACTCTAAATCACCAGCTTCATCAATAATGATTAATGGATTTTGAAGCGAGTTGATGTAGTAGATTAAATCGCCGTACATGGCATCGTATTTCGCGCCGGTATTGATACCAAATTTGTGTGCGATTTCTTGAATCAATTTACGTTTGGTTTTAACCTGACTACAATCGATGTAGGCTACATAGTAATTGTTTCTGGCATATTGTTTGGCCGTGTAGGTTTTACCAATACCACAGTAATCTACCAATATTGCCGACATACTCATTTTTTGGCAAGCCTGCAACTGCTTATATATGTACTTGTAGGTTTCAGTTTCAACGGTTTTCCACGGTTTCTCGTCGCGAATATTTACTTCTAACATTCGAGCTAGTGTGATCCATTTACCATCGCTCAAAAACTCGTATCTGCCATTTCTAAGTTGACTGATATTAGAAGGTGCCAAATCAAAAGCAATGGATAATGCTTTATCGGTATCGTAAACTTTCCTTCTATCAAATAAGGCGAAGGCTATTTTTTCTTTGGTTCTGTATGCTATTGCTCCTTGCATGGTTTTGTTTTAATAAATGTGAACTGTTTGTTTTTTATCGTCGAATACTACGTTGGTGGCCTTTACAGATTCCCAACCGCTGGCACCTTCCAATAAAATAACTGCAGTTGGCTGGCCGCCTTGCGCTTTTATTTGTGTTAGGGCTGCTTCTAGTTCTTCAATTGTAATTTGTGGTTTAGGGTTTTTTAAGCTGTTGATAATTTTTGTGGTGGCCATGTGGTTTGTTTCGATTTTTTAAAGTGATTAAATATCATTCAGGGCATCTCTTTCGATGTCCATTTTAATTTCATTTAGTAATTGTGCCGGGCTTTTAGTAAGGGTGTAAGTATCTTCGATGATTACAAGTTCTTCCGGTGTCGGTCGTTGAATTTCTGCTTGCATTAATTTGGTTCTGCCTAACTCTTCACGTCCGGTTTTTACCATTTCATCGAACTTGCGCACGTAAGTAGATTGATTTTGATAGGCTTGTTTATCCAGCTTGGTTTGCTCTGCAGACGATGTGTTGTACGTGGCGATACTATCGCATTTACAAATAAAGGTTACGCCCTGGTAAATGTAAATTTCAGGAACACTGCCGTTTGCTTTCGGCAACCAATAAGCAGTAACCTCGTAATTGTTAGGCAGCAGCTGTTGCATTACTTCCGGTGCCGGTAACTGATACTTGGTGTAGTTAACGGTAACGTATTGAGATCTGCGAATGCTGGTATCAACTGAATTGCCTATGTAGCGCGCTAATAAGTATGGTTTAAGTGTGGCTAAATCGGGGTTTAAATTTGCTTTGAGTACTTCTAACCGGCTAAGGCCTTTGTATTTCTTTTGGTTAGGGTGTAAGCCATTGTTGTAAGCTTCAATTGATTCCAGATCATCAGCAATTAATTGGTCAAATTCGTAGGTTTTTGATTTGTAATTGTCGTTATCTTCATCAAATACCTTGTTTTGAATGGTTCTATTTGCCTCTAATTTGGCATACCATCTACCAATACCATCCTGATACCTTTTTTCGTACCCATATTTTTTAGCTTTATTGAAATGCTCGGCGTGTTTCTCCTGCGAATTACCCGGATTACACCATCTAACGAAAGGGAAAACTACTTCAGCTTTCATTAAATCATCTTTGTAGCTATTTACTAAGTGATGTTCTACTTCCACTTCCAGCGGCATACCCATGTCATTTTGGTGAAGGAACTGGAACATGTTTCGCATACAGTTAATGAATAGCTGCTTGTCTTTTTTGCGGGCGTAAGCGATGCCGATTACTGCACCTGAAAGAACCTCGTAGCTTAAGTAAGATTTTACTCTGCCACCATCGTGCAGCTTGCGTGGTAAATCTCTATCATCCATAGATATTTTGGATAGTGAGAAATTAGGCGCGTGGCGGTGATGGTGTGGCCGATGAATGTTATTGAACTCCAAACCACCGGATCTGTATTTGTCAACCAGGATCCTGTTTTTAGGATCGTTGATGTAATTCCAAACGGTTGCTTCGCTGATCATGATGGGTGTGCCATCTTCATTGTAGAAATCTAACCGGTTATACAGCTCTCCGGTTTTGGTATTTACTACCTGAATAGCTCCGCCCAGGAAGGCAAGGTACAACTCGTGTACGGTGGAAGTGTATGGCTTATTCGGTAGGGTGTATAAGGATAGGATTAAATTTTCGAGTTGACTATCTACTTTTCGGCTGTTGTCGTTGCAGTAACCTTTGTGGATTAATGCGGTGTAACCTTCTTTAATGTATTGTTGGTACCGTTCTTTTAATCTGCGTAGGTTGGTAGGTAGTGTGTGTGCGTATTCGCGTTGGTCCAGGCAGTTTACTTGGCTAGATATGCTTTCCCAAATGCCTTTGGTTTTACCACCTAATGCACGGCGTTTTGAAATGCTTGCATTATACACCTGGTGAATGGCATTGAGTACTTGTACATTGGTGCGGTATTCGTTTTGCACTTCCGATGGTAGGTTTCGGTTATCTTGTAATTTAAATTCGGAGTAGAATTGTGCAGCGGCTGCATCTGTTTTAATAAGTCCTTCGAGTGTGGACTTGTTGATCGTTTTCCTGATGTCGGGAAAATGATTATTGATGATGGTTTTGAATCTATCCGGAAGGGAATCGAATTCGATTAGGGATGGTGTGTTTTTGCAGGCGCGAGTAAGGACGTTGATGTGGCCTCTGAATTTTAGTTGCTTTAAATGGTTAACTGAAAGAATATTATTTTCTTCCAACCAGCTTGCCGAAACACATAATATGTTATTGTGGTAGATCATTATAAGCTTTCGACTTTTTTAAGCATTTTACTTTCTACCTCTTGATTTTTATTAGCTATCTCAATAGCTGCATCCACTACTTTCGTATCGAAAGATTTATTATTACTATTAAGACAAGTTGATACCCATGATTTAGTACAGCCTACAGTTTTGGCAATCTTCGCTTTGTCTCCTGGTCGCAACCAAGGAGTGATTTTATCTATTATTTCTTGTTGGGCGTTGCTTTTCATTTACTTTTGATTTACATTTAATAATTATTGAGTACAATTATACGCACTTTCTGCATATTTAAAAATTAAATATGCATTTTTTTCATAAAAAATATGAAAATACTGCATGCAAGGGGATGTATTAAAAAAATACCGGAAGGAGCAGAAGATGAATCAGTCTGAAATGGCTGATGAATTGGGCGTTTCGTTAAGGACTTATAGTGATTATGAGAATAATCATACAGATATTCCTTTATCTATTGTTAAGCTCTTTGATTTTTTATCCAAAAACAAAAATGCAGATTCTGCATATCCACCAAAAGTTATTGCAAATCAATTCAACGAAGCGCCTAGTAACTACGCCAATATGAAGCCACCTAAAGTGGTGGTTGTCGATTCTGAAGGTAATAACACAATAGTTAGGATTGATCACAAAGCTGCTGCCGGACTGCCAGCTCATATAGATGATGCGGATTTTTATAAACAACTACCGGCATTTACATTGCCATTTCAACAATTTAATAGTGGCGATTGGATTTGTTTACAAGTGACCGGTGAAAGTATGCATCCAACTGTAATTAATATGGATTGGATTATTTGTAAAAGGATTTATAATCTGAATGATATTAGAGATGGTTATGTTCATATATTGGTTACTTCAGATGGCGTAGTGTGCAAACGGTTATTGAATAGATCAGTAGAAAGAAATACAATAGTTTGCCAGAGCGACAATTGGACCTATCCAACTTATGAAGTTGATCTACCGGAAGTGATTGCCATTTACTCTGCTTCCTTAAAAATGTCTAGCAACTTTACTGACTATGGAAAAGCGGACCGGTTGTTTTCAAAATTAGAAAAATTAGAAGAGGCATATCAAAATCTTGAAAGCAAGATTAATAAAATGGAGAAAACCAACCTTTTATCTCAAAACAAACTCGCTTCCACACACAAATAA